GACCAAGTCCTGGCCTCCTATTACGAAGCCGGTGTTGCCCGGCTTGCTGCGTAGCACGATCGGTTCCTCCATCGGAGTGGGCCGGCCTCCGGTCTCCATCTCTTTTACCTTCCTGATATGCAGGTGGCTGTACATCCAATCGTCAGGGTGCTGGCTGTACCTATGTATCACCATAAAATCCGAAGCCCGGTTCACCCATTTACCGCCACCTTCAGAGTCGGCAGCCATTGGTGGGCTCGGGAAGCCTTCGTAGTTTGATCCTTTCTTATTGGTCCGGCGCAGCGCCTCTGTCACGGCGTGCGTATTAAGCCATATGCTGACGTTGTTCTTGCTGCAGAACATTCGCATCTCGCTTGCCGCCATATAGTCGTAGTCGTGGCTTGTCAGTCCTGTGAGGGCCGTCTTGTCTTTTGCTAGGCTGTTGTAGGGATCGATAAGGAAACCATCGTATTCCCATTCATCGTAGACCTCCTGTGCGCTCTTTAGGAGCGACTTGTAGGTCTGCAGCTCGCTGATGTCCATTATCATAAAGTACTGCTGTAGGAACATCAGGCTGGTTTCGAATTGCATCATCGTCATATGCTCCAGGACCTCACCGTTGTAGTATTCTATGAGCTTCTTCATTATGGAGTAGGGCTCGTTTTCGCTTGAGTAGATCAACCACTTCAGGTTGTTCTTCAGGCTTTGGATCAGCATCAGGTAGATTGTGAGGCTGGTCTTCCCTACATTGGCGTGGCCAAGTATGATGTTGAAGTTGCGTGGCTTGAACCGGAAGTATTGGTCTATGGCCGGATGTCCGAAGGTGTAGCCTTCTTTGATTCTTCCTTCTTTTACCGAGAGCAGGTCCTCGTGTAGTTTGCTATAGTTAATCGTATTCTTCGTCAGTCCCATTGTCGTATTTTATTCTGTCGAGGAGCATATTGTGCTGCTCCTGGAGCTCTATGAATTGCAGCTGCAATATCATATAACTTTGGGCAAGATCCTTGTAGGATTGATCTTTTCTCCATAGTTGCTCCGAGAGCAGTCTTTCTAGTTCCTCTTCGTACATCAGATGTATTCTTCACACTCGCTGCAAGTGTGTTCTGTTAAAGAGACTACCGTGCCGCATACGACACAGTAGTCCTGTTCTTCCTGTACGTTAGAATGGCAGATCATCGTCTTCTTCCATTTGTGGTGCAGGAGTAGGCTGCTCTCTGTATTGAGACGGTGCCGGTTGTGGTGGCGCCGGTGCTTCTTCCTTCTTCTTTCCTGCGTTGATCCAGGTATTGAACATCTCTGCAGCGTGCAGTGTATGTTCTATCTTGAGGTTGTGGATCGCTGCGAATTCTACGGCTGCCTTTAGGGCCACCTGGCGCACAATCAGCTCGTCTTTGCTTCCTCCCTTGTTTCCTCCGTAGGCCGGCTTGAAGCCGCCTCCGCTGTTTCCTCCGCCTTGGAAGTTAGGGTTGACTCTTTTCATTCGGCTCTTCTCTACGTCGTAGGTGTAGGTGAGCTCTTCTCCTACTTTTGGTTCCCAGCTCTTGGTGAAAATATCACCTGTCTGTCCATTGTCCATTGTGAGCTTGTAGATTTGCAAGCCGTTCCACTCTTTTTGGAACATCACGTCTTTGATCGTCGCTGTCGTCATTGTTTAGTAATTTTCTTGTTTGACATTCTTAATGTACTCATCTATCATCATCTGCGTTGTTTCAGCGCTGATGTCGCTTGTGAGCTGTAGCTCTCTGTAGATGAAGTTTCGGGTTAGGTGCAGCTCCTGGCGGAGTGCTGCGATCTCCGCTTGGTAGATCTCGTTTAGTTGTTTTTCCATTGTCCTTTGTTTTTGGTTAGTGCTAACGTAACACTTTAATTTTGAACACACAAGAAAGGCCCGGTAATAAAACCGGGCCTGACTTAACCTACTAAACAAAGGGACTAACGTAGGGATATTGTAATTACTGCAGTGTCTCTTGTAATCTCCTGATCAGCCAGGAGTTTAATTTCTCGAACGTGTTTAGGACTGTCGTCAGGAATGAATCCAAGATCCACCAGGCTATCGCACACAAACTTTGCAACCATAATAGAATTATCAACGTCGTAGCGATAGTTGCACCGTATATGTACTTTGGCAGCTGTGTAGCTATCAACGTCATAGCGTAGAAGCTCTCTATCGATCTCTGTCTTCCACTTGTCTTTTTCTTTCTTTCGGAAGGTCCAGTGCTTACTGGAGTAGAAGGCGTTGAGGGACGGAACTTTGCCAATAGTGATCTCAATTTCATTGGTCCATTGCATCTAGTAGCCGTTGTGATTTTTCAGGATCGTACTTTCCGATCTGTGTGTAGATGCAACGGCTGATGGAACGGAGAGCTTCCCTGCTCTCCTGGCCAGCTGTGCTGTCGTTCCAGTTAGCGTGAATTGAAGTGTCTATTGCGAGTAGTGTATCTACGATTGTCATTGTCCCTTAATTAAGGCTAGGGCTTGAAAGCCCTAGCTAGATTAACTAATATTAGTAATATAACTAATATAATAATTAACTTAACTAGACCAAAGGTAGTCTTTTTTTCTTTGTACACAATTTTCGGGACCTTTATTTCTTTTACTATCCGAATGGTGTCGGATAGACATTCAGCTTGTACCTGTATCGTGTCGTGAATGCGTCTTATCTTGATTCTAACGCCGTTTCTCTCTATTGTGGTGGTATCTATCCTTTTCAGGACGATCGTGTCTCTAACGAGCTTTTCTTGAGTTATTACTATTGTGTCTAGTATTTCTGTTCTTTCCTGTACAATCGTGGGATCCTTTGCAATCGCACGCTTTAGGTGCCACTGGGCACCACAGCTTTGCAGCAGTAGGGCAACAGTTACGATCCACAGGCTTCGCATTCTTCAGGGTTTTCTAGGTTACAGGTTGGTTGTTCTTTCTCTTCTAGGTCTTTGATGAATTGCTCGAAGTCTGTTCCGTTCATAGCTTGTCGATTTCTTGTTGTATTTCTTTTGTTGTTACGTGCAGTTTCATATCCAGGCCTGCTTCCCACCTGTTTATCTCTTTGCCGTCCCTGTATAGAATCAGAGTCGGCACTCTAGTGATCTTGTACTTTTCTTTGATCGCTGGATTCTGCTCTATGTATCCCTCAAAGAGCCTGGCTCCGTCTAGTGCCTCTAGGCCATACCAATTGTTGCTCTTGTTAAACTCGGCATTGATATGCACCACGGCCACCTGGGCCGTAGCTGCATTTGATAGCATCAGCGCTGCTGCGATTAGTAACGTTCTCATTTCTGCTTCTGTTGGATCTCAAAGAGTCTTTCGTCGATAACCTTGACGTCCTTTCCTATTTCCTCTACCTGCTTTTGGGTATTCATCACGGCGTCACGAATCATTTGGTCCTTTAGATCGTATTCGGTCCTAGTGATGTTTGGCTCCGGTAGTTCCTTCGCCACCTCTATCTCTTTCATCAGGCTGTAGTACATACCAACAGCTGTCGCTATCGCTATGGCGATTCCGATCAGCGTCTTAATGCTTACCTGCAGGTTTGTATCTTCTGATAGTTCTTTCATTTCTTCTTGCGTAGGTGGTACCAGCGCTCTGCTGTGTAGCCTATGGAGATTAGCAGCATCGCGATTGTTAAGATCGTTTCTGTTTTCGCTAGGGATATTGTGAAGGTCACTGCGTTTAGCAGCATCACCTTGATGTCTGAATCTGTCATTTTGCGAATTTCTCTAGTCCGGCTATTCCGAAGCTGCCTAGTGTTACAAACACAAAGCTGTTGTATGTGAATTCGTTTATCGGTAGGTCCTTTCCTGCTGCGCCGGTTGCGACGTCAGCAATCATTACCAGGACCATCACTGCGAAGGATAGGAAGCCGATGATCGTCTTCTCGTTCCATTCATTGTCGTTCTTGAATATCTCAATAAATTTCATAGTGCACCTTTCCTTTTATTCGCTTTGCTCGTAGTACCTCTCCTCTGTTTCCTTCCTTCTTGTAGCTTACGTGTACCCAATCCGGATCCTGGGCGTCTCCGAACTCCCATATGAGCTGATCGAAGTCGGTGTGGTCCAGCAGGTATTCAAACAAGTCTTTGTTTGTTACTCCTCCATAGACGTGTGCATCTATATCCAGGGCCTGGCCTTTGCAGTGTTGTGATATGCTGCTTCCGCCTATCAGATTGTTTAGCTCCTCGCTTCTGTATCCACTAGTTACGGCAATGGGCACTCCAAAGTGCTCCCTTGCCGGCTGAAAGATATTCTCTGCAATTGCTTTAAGATTCTCCATATGCTCAATAGTAGGTTC